TAATGTTTGTAAATTAGTAAGATTATGAAGTGAATCACCTAATTCTTTATTAAAATTGTATCCAAAACATAATGTTTGTAAATTAGTAAGATTATGAAGTGAATTACCTAATTTTTTATCAAAATTGTCTCCAAAATTTAATGTTTGTAAATTAGTAAGATTATCAAGTAAATTACCTAATTCTTTATCAAAATTTTCTCCAAAATGTAATGTTTGTAAATTAGTAAGATTATCAATTTTTTTAATATTTATATAAAGTCTAGATATTTCATCATTATTAAAATTATTTTTAATATAATTAAAAATATGATAACATTTTGAATAATTAGATGTACAATTGAAAAATTGTTTCAAATTATTATTAAATAATATGATTAAATCTTCATTAGAATGCTTATAAAATAAATTAATATTTTCTAATGTTGTATCGTCAGTAATTTTTTCAATATATAATTTTTTAATATCTTCATCAGAAATAAATTTTGCTAGATTATCTTGTTTTATATTTATATTTTCAATATAATAATGTCCTGTTTGAAAATTCCATTTATATAATTTATTATATTTTTTAAAAGTAATATGTCCAATACCATCATTTAATAAATATTTTAAATCTTCGTCATATTCATCATCTTTAGGCATTTTAATTCTATTTTTTTTATTAAAATTTGAGAATAGATTAATTTTACCAAATAATCTTCTAATAACAAGTAACATATTAGGAATAGTTTCTAGTGTTCCACCTTTTTGAACAGGTAATTTATTATATTTAATTAAATAATATTTTTGCATATATTTCATTGTTGTTGTACCTTCATCACCTTTTGTTTCTTCTGCACCACCTTCATCATCTTTATTATATGTAACAACCCCAGAATTAATTTCAGCACAATTATATTTTAAATAATTAACATCTTTTAATCTTGAAGTAACATATCCCCACAGATTTCTAGGTGTTATTTCTACATATTCACCTGTACTGTTATTTTCTTCAAAACCAGTAATATTATTACTTTCATCATAACTAATTTTAATATTTTTAGATTTATCAGAAACAATACTTTCATCTGTATTAAAAATAGTAAAATAGTCAATAAGTGGTTTAACAGCTCCTAATTCTCTAAGTATATTAATATCAAAAGTATTTGTATCTACATTATAAAGTAATAATTTAATAAAATTTCTAAGCGATATAGATCCACAATCAGGATAATCAACATAACAATTAGGATGTTCAAGATAAGTTTGTTCTTGTGTATCTAAAGTAATAGAACTAGAAAAATAGTTATTTGCAATAGCTAAAAGTTGATTTTCATCTGTAATTTCATCTAATTTGTTTTCATCTAATTCATTTTGAGAAAAAATATCTGTAATAAAATCCTCTGGAATAGTAATTTCAGGAATATATTCTTGTAATCCTTCATAATAGTATTTAATATCTTCTTTAGAAGACGATACTTTCCATAAAACAGCAAGTATAATATGAAAAACATTTAACATTTGTTCTTGTAAATCTTCAGAAATACCAATAGGATGACCTTTTTTATCTTTAATTTCTTGTAAAATTTTAGGAAATGTTTCTTTAATTTTGCTTTTAAGTTTTTTATAATTAATACCTTCAACAGTATCAATTTCTGGTATTTTTTTATCACTTAAAGTTTTAGAAATATATTTGGTAAAAAAATATCCAAGATATCTTCCAATATATTTAGAAATAGTAGAACTAGGTATATCTATAACAGGATCAGTTCCATATTGATATTTAAAAAAAATTTTATTAAGATAAACTGGTTGTCCATCGTTTTTATGAAAACATTTTTTAATAGTTTCATAACTTAAATCTTTAATAGGTTCTCTAGTATCTTCTGTACCTTTAGACTCACTTTCTTCTCCAGCTCCCCCAACAGCTCTTCTAGCTTCTTCATTTACATTTGGTCCAAAAATAAAAGAATTTTTAATATAATTTTTAGAATATATATATCCTTTTGTAGGATCTAAATATTGTTGTTCAAGAGAACCGTAACTAAATAAATTAATACCTTTAAGAGAATTAATAGTAGGAGCACCACCTTTTTGTTTAAATAAATTCAAGTATTTGTATTTGTATTTTAGATATTTTAATTTAAAATCATTTGACTCGTATTCCATTATTATATATATATATATATTAAAAAAATTTGATTAATTAATATTAAATAAATATTTTATTAAATATTAATGTTTTCAGATAGTATTATTAACAAAATTGCAGATGAGGAAAAAACTTTTTATTTGTATTCACATCGTGTAATAGAGACTCGTTCAAAGATATTGTTATCGATATTTAAGACAGAGTTTCCTGGTTTTGTGAATTATTTTGCTGTAAAGGCGTTACCAAATCCTCATATTTTAAAAATATTGTTAGATTTGGGAATGGGATTAGATTGTTCAAGCGAATCAGAATTATTAATAGCAAAAAGTTTGGATGTTCCGTCAGAGAAAATAATTTTTACATCAAATTATACATCAAAAGAGGATTTGTTATTAGCAAGAAAGATGAATGTAATGATAAATTTGGATGATTATTCTTTAATAGAAGATTTAAAGGAGGTTTGTGAGGATAATGGTTTAGATTTTCCAGAATTTATGTTTTTCCGTGTGAATCCAGGAATAGGGAAAACTGATTCAGAAACAAAATCAAATGTTTTGGGAGGTCCAAATGCGAAGTTTGGAATTGAACCAAGTAAAATTAAATTATCTATAGAAAAAGCAACAGAATATGGAATGAAAGAATATGGAATTCATGTGATGACAGGTTCAAATGTATTAGATCCTGAATATTTTTATGAGTTATCAAGAACAATAAAAAATATTATTGTGGATAATAAATTAAAACCAAAAGTATTAAATTTGGGAGGTGGATTAGGAATTCCTTATACAAAAGATAAAAAAGATTTGCATCTTGGGAAGGTAGTGGAAAATATTAAATTAGGATTAGAAGATTTGGATGTAAAAGTAGTAATGGAGAATGGAAGATATATAACAGGACCTGCAGGATTCTTATTTACAAAAGTGCAAGTAATAAAGGAAGCATTTGGGAAGAAATATTTAGGAGTGAATGCTTGTATGTCAAATTTGATGAGACCAGGAATGTATGGTGCACATCATGATATATTAAATTATTCAGCTGGTGAAGAAGATTTAGAAAAGATGGAAACATATCAGATTGTAGGAAATTTGTGTGAGAATAATGATTGGTTTGGAAAAGATAGAGATTTAGCGAGAACAAAAGTGGGAGATATATTAATAATAGCTGATGCTGGAGCTCATAGTCATAGTATGGGATTTCAGTATAATGGAAAATTGAGATGTGCGGAATATTTGATGGAAAAAGATAAAGTAAGAGTGATAAGAAGAAAGGAGGAATATGATGATTATATGAGAACAGTAATTTAATAGACTAATATAGTCTAAAAAAATTTGCATTATAGTAATTTAAAGTTTTTTCATAAGACTTTTTAGAAAAACTGAAATTAATTTATATTAAATATAATTATTTTATGTTATGGTTGACATAGAAGACATAGAAGAAATAAGATTTAATAAGATAACACTTCCGAATATTACAGAAAAGTATTCAGAAGATGATATTCTAAAGATTGATGGAATAATCAATCAATTAGATAGTGATGTAAATTTAAATCCGATTAAATTGATAAAACAAAATCATATGTCAATTCCAATGATTGATTTGTTGCATCGTTATCATCAATTAGTAAATTCTAAAATATTAAATGAAAATGTAGATTTGGAGTTTAAACTAATGAGAAAGAAGGGTCGTGGACATTCAGGAGTTGAGGTGATCGCAGTTTCAACATATCCAGAGGGAAAGTTTGTGGGATGTCCAGCGGATTGTCATTATTGTCCTAAAGAGCCTGAGAAGTATTTTGATATTCGAATTAATGATATTAAAAGAGAGAAAGATATGATTTATTTGTATGTTGAAAATGTGAATGAAGATGATGTTCATTTTGTGAAGGTTGTATCAAGTGTAGTAATAGAGGGAAAAAAGATAGAAACAATTCGTACATCATCATTAGGGAAAAAAGTTGTATTAACATTTCATAAAGATCAGATAGAGATGATAAAAAAAGATTTAAGTGTGAATGATATAATTTTGGGTTATAAGACAGCACAACCGAGAAGTTATTTATCAGCGGAACCTGCAGTAGCCCGTGCAAATCAGAATGGTTGGGATTGTGTATCTCAGTTTCGTGATATAGCGGGAAAGCGTATATTGTGTGGTCATAATGTGACAAAGGTGGAGGGAATAGTAATAGGAGGAACATGGTCATATTATCCGAGGGAATATCAGAATAATTTCATTCGTGATTTTTATTTTGCTGCGAATACATTGTATGATGATATTTTGCGTGAAAGAAAAAGTTTGGAGGAAGAGATAGAGATAAATGAAACAACAAGATGTAGAGTAATTGGTTTGACATTGGAAACGAGACCAGATTATATAACAAAAACGGAAATTAAGAAATTGCGTAGATATAATTGTACACGAGTGCAATTAGGAATTCAGCATATTCGAGATGAGATTTTGGAGTATGTAAATCGTGGAACAACAAATGCTCAGGCGATCAAGGCAATTAGGATGTTAAAGGAATCTGGATTTAAGGTAGATATTCATTTGATGCCAGATTTGCCTGGAAGTGATTTTTGGAAGGATGTAGAGATGTTTGAGTATGTGTTAAATACAGAGCATTTGCAGGCTGATCAGTGGAAGATTTATCCATGTCAAACGATGGAGTATAGTAAAATCAAGGAATGGTATGATTCTGGAGAGTATAAGCCATATTTTGAGAATAAGAAAAAGATTTATTTTGACGATATTTATTTGGATGATATTTATAGAAAGTATTTTTCAAATAATATGTTGTATGTGTATTTGTTGTTAGTAGCACAGATATATATGATGATATTAGCATTTAGTGATAATTTGTTAAATATGAAATTTTTCCATTATTTATTTCCATTATTTGTGATATTTGTATTAGTAGGAATAAAAGTAAAATTAACATTAAAAATAGATTCATACGAGTCGAATCCGTTATTTCATTTGTTAATTCATTTTATTCCAAAAGTGCCAGTATGGATTAGATTAAATCGTATAGTGAGAGACAATCCAAAGCATGAGATAAGAGGAGGAGTAGATTTACCTCATTATAGAAATATAATAGAGGATCGTTTGAAGAAAACAGGAAATAGAAGTCGTGATATTCGTGAGAGAGAGATTAAGATAAGAAAATATGATGTGGAACATACTAAATTGGTAGTAAGAAAGTATAGAGCGTCAGAGGGAATTGAGTATTTTTTGTCTTTTGAGGATATAAAGAATGATTATTTACTTGGTTTTTTGAGGTTAAGATTGCAAAAGAGTTTTCAAAAGAAAGAGCATTATATAAGGGAATTAAGTAAAAGTGCATTAATTCGTGAGTTGCATGTATATGGGTGGATGACACCACAGGGAGAGAAAAAAACATCAACTCAACATCGTGGATTTGGGAAGAAACTAGTAAAGGAAGCAGAGAAAATTGCAAAAATGAATAATTATAAAAAGATTGCAATTATATCTGGAGTAGGAGTGAGAGAGTATTATCGTAAATTAGGTTATGAATTAGAGGGGACATATATGACAAAAGAAATGACACAAGAAATGACACAAGAAATGACAAAAGAAATGAAAAAAGAAATTTAGATATTTTTTTATGAAATGAGTTAATTTAACCTAAAATAACATCATATACTTTTTCAGCATATAAATCGTAGAATCTGTCATAATTGTTGTTGTAAGTATCAATAATTTCTTGAGATGTCATACCAGTAGTATCAATAGAAGATTGTTCGTTATCAGCAAGAATATCAGCAAAAGATTCAGTAATCATATCAGCTAAAGTAACTAAAAATCTTGTATCAGTTTTACCAGGATAGTCTTCTTCTTCTGTTCCTAAATATCTAGTAACAACAGAGTTATCGAGAGGTATATTAATAAAGATACCTTGATTGGAAACATTAGTTTCGTATTTGCCATCAAAAGATTTTTCAACAAAATTGATATCTAATTTAGCTCCAGATTTGAGTAAATTTTCAAGTTGTTCTTTTTCTTTCTCTCTTCTTTCATTAATATTATTTTTAGAGAAAGGTAAATCTTCTTCTTCACCAGTATGTTGGACATCTGGTAAATCTAATTGATTTTCAGGTAAATCATCACCTTGGAAATATAGATCAGAAATAAGTTCAATATTTAATTTATCGAAAATTTCGTTACCTAAAATTTGTAAATCATGAAGTGAAGCTAAAAGTTCACTAATATTAAGTTTTTTGTCTTTATTAGACATTTCGTATTGTAATTCAGATAAAATATGCATAACTCTTTCTTGAGGTAAACGCATAAGATGTTTAACAAAAGGATGAGAGCGATTAAGACCAGATAATCTAGTAGTATCTATAATGGGTATTGGATTTTTTTCAGAAGGACCATTAGTTTCGTAATCTTTGAGAAGAGTATTGAGATAGTCACATTCAAGAGTACCAGCAAGCATATATAATTTTGGATGTCTTAAAATAAAACGATTGTTAAGAGTAGAGTTTTCGTATATAGTATTAAATGATTTAACAATAAAACCATTTTCACTAAATCTTTGGTTGTCATCAATTTTAAGAATATTGTCTCTATCAATAAAAACTTCAAATTTAGCAGGGACATCATAATAAGGAACTTGATATTCAACACTAACAATTTTTTCTAATCCAGTAGGATTTTCGTATTTGAGAATAAAACTAGATAATTCTGTTTGTACATTAATAGTGACATCATAATCAGTAAGAATATCTCTAAGTGCATAATGTCTTTTAAGTTTTTCCCAATCTAAAACTAATTCAAGAGTTGAAATTAAATCTAGATGAACATGCAAACCATTTTGAGGAATTCCCATAGATAATCTTTCAGAATCAGTAACATCTCTATCAGAAACAAGCATAGCACCAGTACCATTACTTAAGATTTTGCATTGAGAAAGTTTGTTATCTTTAATGGCAGTAAAAGTAACATCTGCAATAGCACTAATATCTTTAGCGCCTCTAGAAAAATGACCTCTTTTAGTGTCACTACTTAGATAAGTACCAACAGTTAAGAAAGCTTTTTCCATAGTAGAAGCATCTAAACCGATAGCATTATCAATAATAGTTAAATCTCTTGTAGATTGTTTGTAGTTAATGTTAATAATTTTATCAAGAGATGTGGTAGAATAAGCATCAGTACAATTAGTAATAAGTTCAACAAGAGCATCATATAAATTAGTAATAGAGTTATTTCTGATATATTGGTACATACGATAATCGAGTTCAAGATTTTTGAATTCTGTAGTCATTATATGAAACTAGATATTTTTATTCAACATTAACACATATTTTATTCAACATTAACACATTTTGCGAGATTTTTAGGTTGATCACAATTAATATTATTTTTAATAGATGTAAAATATGATCCAATTTGTAATGGAATAATATTAAGTAAATCTTGATAAGTATCATTTGTAGGTAAAATAATTTCTTTATCATAATCAGATTTTTTGTTAGATATAATAAGAACAGGTGAATTTCGAGACAATATTTCTTCTTTTGTATTTATCATTTTGTTGTAATATAAATTATTAGGTGCTAATAAAATAACAGGATGTTTTTTATCAAGAAGAGCAAAGGGTCCATGTTTTAGAGCACTACCAGAATAACCTTCAGCATGTAGATAACAAATTTCTTTAATTTTGAGAGCAGCTTCTCTAGCAATAAATCTAGATTTATTTTTACCTAAAATGAAAAGTGAATCGTGATTAATAATTTTGTAAAGTAAATTTTTATTAATATCTTTATTAGAAATTTCTAAAGTTTCGCGATAATGTTTGCTTAAATTTCTTAAATCATGCATATATTTTTTTCTTTTATTTTTGTTAGTGTTATGTAATTGTGAAAACCAAATAGCAATCATAGATAATAAAACAACTTGATTGGTAAAACTTTTAGTAGAAGCTACTCCAACTTCTCTACCAGCATTTATGTAACATCCACAATCAACTTCTCTAGCGATAAGAGAATCAACAACATTAATAACACCAATTTGAAATAGATCATTATCTTTACCAATTTGAATACATCTATGTAAATCTTTAGTTTCACCTGATTGAGATAAATATATGAGAGCAGTAATACCAACTTTTGGAATATCAGAAATATTAAATTCAGCGCCATCAAAAACTTGAACAGAGAAGAAGTTGCATAAATCTTTGAAGTATTCAGCTCCAATAAGTCCAGCATGAAGTGATGTGCCACAACCTAAAATAATAATATTATTAATAGAACATAAAGTGCTTTTATTAGATTCAAGACCACCAAGACGAACATTATTATCATATAATCTTCCTCCAAAACTGATAGCACGCATAATAGCTTCAGGTTGTTCCATAATTTCTTTAATAGTCCAATGTGGATATGGTTCAGGGGTCAATTTGAAAGATGTGATATTTAATTCTTTTGTAATATAAGTTTTTTTAGTATTAATATTAATTTTGTTATCAATAGTAGAAATAATAGCTAAATCTTGATTGTCAAGAACATAATAATTTTTAACTTTGTTAGCAAATCCAGATGTTTCAGAAGCGATCATAACCATATCATCTTCATAACCAATAAGAATAGGACTACCATGTCTAATAATAAAAAGTTTGTTAAGAAAATCTTTGTGAATAATGGCTAATCCCCATGTGCCAGTCATTTGAGAAGATGCAATATTAATAGCTTTAGGTAAATCTTTGTGAATAATATAATGATATTGTATGAGATTAGCAATAACTTCAGTATCAGTTTGAGAGTAGAAAGTAATTTTTTGTTTAATAAGAAATTGTTTTAATTCGTAGTAGTTTTCAATAATGCCGTTATGAACAAGAAAAAGTTGTTTATCAAAACTGTAGTGTGGATGTGAGTTGATTGTAGTTTTAGGGCCATGAGTAGCCCATCTCGTATGTGCAATAGCTATATTAGTAGTATAATTTGAATCAAAGTTATCTTGTAATTTTTGTATAGCGGAGATATCATCAGAAGAATATTTTTGTGTGATAATATTTTTTTGATGAAAGAAAGAAATACCAGCAGAGTCATAACCTCTATTTTGTAATTGTTTTAAGGAATCTAAAATAATTTGAAAGAATTTTTGTTTTTTGAGTAGATATAGAGAAATAATTCCACACATTAAGATAAAAAAAATAAAAATAAAAATAAAACTTAAATTTAGTTTTTAAATAATAAAATCTAAATCATATTAATGTCTCAAGATGGACCATTAATAGATTTGGTATCAAGAGGAAAACAAGATGAAAGTTTATTATCTGATAAGCTAGATGATAGTATGTTTGATAATGAACATAGTAAACATACAAATTTTTCAAGAGGTTCAATATCAGTAAATTATAAGGGCAATGGAAATTGGGGTTCAAGTATAAAGTTTATAATACCAAAAGATGGTGATTTATTATCATCAATATATTTGAATGTAAAAATACCTCAAATATCAACAGATGATATTCAAGGGATAACAGAAGTAGAAAAAGATAATTATCGTGTAAAGTGGGCTGAATTTTTGGGTAATGGAATGGTAGATAAATGTATATTAAGAATAGGAGGTGAAAAGATAGATGAATTAGATGGAGTATATATGCAAATTCATACAGATTTGTATGATGATGATTGGAATAAGTTGATGATGCTTGGTCATGATGAATCATTAAATTTACCACAAAAAAAGATATTATCGGAGGAATTGTTTATACCATTAAAGTTTTGGTTTTCAGATAGTATAAAACGTGCATTACCATTAGTAGCTTTACAACATCATGATGTAGAAATAGAAATAAAATTTAGAAATTTCCATCAATGTTATAGTGTATTAAAAAAATTAGCAGGAGGAGAATATGTATATTCATCAAAGAAATTAAAACTTAAAAGATTTGAAAAAATAACTTTAGAAGCTAATATGATATATTTGGATATAAAAGAGAGAAAAAAGGTAGCAACCAGTGAACATAAAATATTAATAACTCAGGTAGAGAAACGTGAGATGGCGATATCAAGTGATGATAGTTTGGAGTTAGATTTAAATCATCCAGTAAAGGAGTTGATATATTTTATGCAACCAAAAAGAAATGTAGAACAGGGTGAAATATTTAATTTTAGTTCAAAATTAAAATATTTGTCATCCGACTATGAGGATATAACAGAATATGATAATATAAGTTATGCGTTAATTCCAAGATATCATTTATTGGATAGAGCAAGAATAATGTTTAATGGAAAAGAACGTGTATCATGGAAGAATTATAAGTATTATTATTATTTGCAAAATTACGAGCATTTTAGAAATTCAGCTCAACATTATGTTTATATATATAGTTTTTCAGCAAAACCAACATCAAGTGATCCAACTGGATCATGTAATTTTAGTAGAATAGATAATGCACAATTACAATTTAAATTAAGAAATGTACCAAAAGATTCATTAGATATAAAAGATAGTTTAGGAGTAGATAAAACAATAGAAATAAATGGTTCAATAAAAAGTGCAAATCCAGGAATGATAACATTGTATGCAACAAATTATAATTATTTAGTAATAAAAGGTGGAATGGGTGGTTTAGCTTTTTCAACTTAATTATTTTTAATATTGTAAACTTTAAATTAGATAATTTAAATCTTAATTATTTTTAATATTGTAAACTTTAAATATTGTATCTAAGGCTTGAAGATAGCTAGCTTTTCTAAATGAAATTTTTTCATTATGAACATTATATTTAATTCTGTCCATAGTTTTGTTCATTTGGTCATATAATTTATTGATAACTTTATCATATGTCCAATATTCGTCTCTGTTATTTTGTAGCCATTCAAAATAGCTAACAAGAACACCACCACTATTAGCGAGAATATCAGGAATAACAATAATATTTTTATTTTCGAGAGTTTTATCAGCGTTAAGATAAATAGGTCCATTAGCTCCTTCAACAATAAGTTCACAATCAATATATTTAGCTAAATCTTTATCAATTTGTAGTTCAAGAGCGGCGGGAATAATAACATCTATTTTTCTTGTAAAAAATTCATCTTTAGAAACCCATTTAAATTTAGAGTTATCTAAAATATAGCAATCTTTAATTTGTTTATATCTTTTAGAATATTCAAGTAAAGTATTAAATTCTTTTTTGTTAAATTTGCCAATAACATATCCTGTATGGTCGCCAACACCTCTACATAACATATCCATTTCATTAACAAGAATATTAGAAGCCCAACTACCAACATTACCAAATCCTTGAACAATAAAAGTTTTGTCTTTAGTTTTTTTATTATAGAAATTTTCAATACATATAGCGACACCTCTACCAGTAGCTTCTTCTCTACCTAAAGAGCCTCTAAATTCGATAGATTTACCGGTAAAGACGCCATATTGGTGTGATTTTGTAAGTTTTTGGTATTCAGCAGTCATCCAGTCCATCATTTGTGAAGTGGATCCAACATCAGGAGCGGGAATATCTCTATCAACACCAATATATTTGTAAAGATAGTGTGTAAAACTTCTGCAAATTTTGTTAAGATCATTTTGTGAGTAGTCTTTAGGGTTAAATTTGATGCCACCTTTACCGCCACCAAAAGGTAAATTTTGAAGAGCACATTTAAGTGTCATCCAGAAGGATAGTGCTTTGCATTCATCTAAATATACATCTGGGTGAAAACGTAAGCCTCCTTTGTATGGTCCTAGAAGATTGTTGTGTTGAACGCGATATCCTTTAAACATTTTTGTGGTACCATTAGATAATTTAACAGGAAAATTCATAATAATTTCGTGTTTAGGGTATTTAATAATTTCTTTAAAGTCTTCAGGATATTTGTGCATAATGGAGTCTAAAAGTTCCATACATTGTTGAACGATTAAATTCTTCATATAAAATATATAATTAAATTTAAAATAATAATCTTATTATGAATAATGGAAAATCATATAATCCCTGTGGATAGTTTATTTAGAAATCATAGTGAATTTGAGAATTCAAATAGTTTTACATATTATTTGAGTGATTCTTTAAAAGATATAAGTTATGTAAGAATATCTAGTATGGAATTACCACCTATATATCCTAGTTTTAATCGTGAATTAGGAAATGCTAATTTTGAAGTTGCAGTAGATGGTGGTGGAACATTTGTTACAGAAGAAGTGGCAGCTCCTGATATAAAATATACAGCTACAACAGATTTAGCAACTCAATTAGACACAATTTTTGGAGGATTAGGTTTAGGTTTAACAGGAACAAGTATATCAATAGTAGATGATAATGGTGTAGATAAAATAAGAATCGAGGCTAATGAAAATTTTAGTTTAGATTTTTCAACTGATAATCATCCTTATACATATCAAATGAAAGAAACAGTAAAGACAGGTATAAGTAAAAAGGATTCAAAAAATTATAAATTGGGAGGTAATTTGTATTATGATGATGTAAATGAGTTATTGTATAGATATAAGATAGTATCATTGGATACATTAAATACACAAGCAACAACATTTTTAACAGATAGTGTATTGTCAACATCAATATTAACAGATCATAATAGTAATTTGGGAAAGAATCAGAAGAATTTTAATATAAAGATTCCACCATTGGGATATTATTTGGGATTTAGAAAGAAGTTTTATAGTGGATCAAATGTGTATATATCTGAGGCTAGTCCAATATTAAATGTAAGTGATTATTTATTTGTGAAGGTAAATAATTATGGTAGAATGCCAACAAATCATGGAGATAATGAATATTTAGCAAAGATAGTAATAAAGGATGTGGAAAAAAAGACATTTGATGATGAGAGTAATATTTTGAGTAAAAGATATGTGTTAAGTAAACCGGAGGATGTGTCAGAATTAAGAATATCATTACATGATGCATTTGGAAATTTGGTAGATATGAATTATCAGGATTATAGTATGACAGTAGAATTGGGAGTGATAACTAATTCTGGATTAAAGGATAAATTTGTTGAATCATTTCCTTAAGAAAATAGAAAAATTAAATTATCTAAAATTATTTAATGAATTTAGATAATTTGAATTATTATCATATAATAATATTATTGTTGTTATGTTTGTTATTTTTAAATAAAATGGAAAAAAATAGTAGAATAGTAGAAAAAAATAGTAGAATAGTAGAAAAAAATGAGAATGTAGAAAATAATGAACAAGAAATATTGGATTTAAAAATATTGGAAGAAAAAAATAAAGATGAATTAGAAAAGTTGGGAAAAGAGGAACAAAAAGTGTTTTTTCCAAAAGAAAATAAAAAATCAAAATTGCAAGTAGAGTTAAATGAGTATGTAAATAGTTATGTTGGATTCTAATAATTTGTAAGCTTTATCTATAAATTCCAAAAAAAATTGATTAAAATATATAAAGATAATATATATTTTAGTTAATATGTCAACAATGAGTTTTATTCAAGAGATAAGTGAGGTTAGATATAATGGAAATAATATAACATCAACTTTATTAAATAAAAATTTGGAAATAAAGGATCGTAATTTTTATTATAATGATAAAAAGTTAAAAATATCTGGTCATCATTCCACCCAAATGATGGCAGATTTTATATTAAATTCTGTTCCGTATATCGAGATAGTCAGTTTAAAAATAAAAAAGGAAAAGTCATCTGAAAATAGTTATTATTATAATCCTTACTATGATTTAAAAATAGAAATAAAAATAAAGAATATAAAAAATATTTTAGATTATTTGAATCATGATTATGTGTTAAAAACTATATTTACAAATATGGAAAAAGAAATTAGACATAATTTTTTGCCTTATGAAAAGATAGAAACTGATATTTTTGATTCTAAATTAGATTATAAATTTAAGATAAAATTATTTGATTATCAGAAAAATAATATTGAGTTAATGAAAAAAGTTTTAGATAATGATTATGAAGTAGAATCATTTCAGAGTAAATTTAACATTGGAACAGAAAAAAGAAAAAAATTTGTATTTTATAATAGAAATAAAAATGAATTTACAAATAAAGCAAATTTAACAAAAATTACAACTGATGGTATAATTTTAGCAGATGAAATGGGATTAGGAAAAACTATTACAACAATAGCATTTTTAAAATCATTACCTCCACATTCATCAAATGCATTAGAGTTACAAGCTAAAGGGAATTTAATTATAGTTCCATCTCATTTAGCGAAACAATGGGAACAGGAATTAAATAAATTATATACAAGTCCAAAGGTATATAAATTTTTAACAAAACGAGATCATGTAAAGATAACAGCAAAAGAGTTATTAGAATATGATTATGTAATAGTAACTCAATCATTTTTGTCAAGTCCAAAATATTATTTGAGTTATCCAGATATGCATTTTACTGATTCAAGTTTTCGTTTGCATACTAAATTAAGTAAATTTAGAAAAAAAGGATTATTAGATAAAAGTAAGGTGAAAGATATTTTGTTATTAAATCCTATTTTTGAGTTAATAAAATGGCATAATATTGTGTTGGATGAAGGACATGAGTTTATGGATAGAGGATATGGAAGTCAAGTATGTAATTTCAGAGATGTTGTATATGAAATTAAATCAAATTATAAATTATTTATTTCAGGAACTCCGTATACATCAACATATGGATATGAACAAATTTTGAAATATATGAATGTACAAATAGATGAAGAATTATTTGATTCTAGTAAATATAAAAATTTGGTATATTCAAAAGAATTTATGAATCATATTATAATTAGACATTCTAAGAAACAAATTGAAGGTCAATTGAAATTAAAGGGTTTAGAAAATAAAGAATATTGGTTAGATCAAACAGATATTGAGAAACAAATTTATAATGGGAGTTTAAATAGAGGAAGACAATATCTATTGAAATTATGTTGTCATTTAATGGTAGCAGATTTTAATTCATCGATAAAAATCCAAACTGTAGATATTAATACAGTAAAAGATAATATTGTTTCAATGGCTAACAGTAAGATTACAATTTATACAAATAAATTAAATGCATTGAATACAGCAAGTCAAGCTTTTTATGCTTTGAAGAAACAATATTCTGATATTATATCTCAAAATAAATTTATGTTAGAAGCTATTAAAAATTTTGGAAAGAAAAAAGAAGATGCTAAAGAAGAGGAAGAAGATGAGGAATGTGCAATTTGTATAGATGAAATGAGTGATCCAACAATTTTACCATGTGGTCATGTATTTTGTTATGAATGTATAACAATGATGACAGCAAGTAAAAAGATATGTCCATTGTGTAAGAAAAAGATAGATGGAGATATGATTAAAGTAAAGAAAGAAGAGAAGAAAGAAAAGAAGGATAGTTTAATTGATAAATATGGTGTAAAAACTGGAACATTAATTAAATTGGTGAGAAGATTAACATTAGAAAATGAAAGTGAAAATAATAATATCATTATTTTTTCTCAATTTGATTTTATGTTGAAGTTAGTATCAGATTCTTTGAGAGAGAATGGTGTATCAAATAGTTTTGTAAAAGGAAATGTATTTCAAAGAAATAAAGCAATTGAATCATTTAGAGGATTACGAGCAGGAGAAAAATCGAAGGTTATTATGTTGTCACTAGAAAATAAGGCATCTGGAACACATTTAGTGGAGGCGAATCATATTATTTTTGTAGATATAATGGATATGTATCATGATAAAATCAAAGCGATTGAACAACAGGCGATAGCACGAGCTTATAGAATTGGTCAAAAGAGAAAGGTAACAATTCATAGATTAATAACAAAAAATACTGTGGAGGAAACTATATATAATAAACACTATCTTTAGTGGAAGCTAAAAGCTATGGTATTACTAAGAAATATTAAAATTAATTTATAAAAATTGAGATAAATATTTATTTTTTTATATAGTATTATGTCTGAAAGTAAAGGTAAATATGCCATTGGTATTGATTTAGGTACAACATTTTCTTGCGTGTCTGTTTATAAGGACGGGCAGTGTGAAATTATAGCAAATGATATGGGTTCGAGAACTACACCATCATGGGTAAGTTTTACAGATAGTGAAAGATTAGTGGGAACAAGTGCTAAAAGTATGGCGAATTCTAATCCAAAAAATACTGTATATGATGCAAAAAGATTAATTGGAAGAACATGGGATGATCCAGTAGTACAAAAAGAAAAAGATTATTTGTCTTATGATTTAGTAGAAAAAAGTAAGAAGCCTCATATGAGTGTAATATATAAGAAAGAGAATAAAACATTTACACCTGAAGAGATTAGTGCATTTGTTTTAGGAAAAATGAAGAAAGTAGCAGAAGATTATTTAGGAGAAAAGGTAACAGATGCGGTAGTAACAGTGCCAGCTTATTTTAATGATGCACAAAGACAAGCAACAAAAGATGCAGGTGTAATTGCAGGTTTAAATGTGTTAAGAATTATAAATGAGCCAACAGCAGCATCATTAGCATATGGTTTTGATAAAAATTTAAAAGGAGAAAAGAATGTAATGGTGTTTGATCTCGGAGGTAAATAATTCTGCTTCCTGAGGTGAAAGTCCTCATTAGTTATATTATAACTAATAATATGGTGAATTGCGGGAAACCCCTAAAGCTTTTAAATACTAACTAATAATAGTAATATTATTAGGGCACAAATTAATTATTTGTGATATAGTAATAAGTTTAAAAGATGATAATTTTATTGAGAAAAATTTTTTTGTAAAAATTTGAAATGGGCAATCCGCAGCCAAGATTCCTAGAAATAGGAATAAGGTTCAGAGACTAGATAAAGTATCCTAAGTTATTTTAAATAATATGGAGAAATATCCAAGAGTGCCATACAAGAATGTTTACAATTATTCTTGAAGATATAGTCCGTGCTTTAAGGAAACTTAAAGAAATAAAGTTTAAACGGCTTTATATAAACAAAAGGGAACACATGATATTTCTATTCTAACAATCGAGGATGGAATTTTTGAGGTATTATCAACAGGAGGTGATAGTCATTTAGGTGGAGAAGATGTTGATAATGTGGTAGTAGATTGGTTAAAATCTGAGGTATTAAAGAAGTTAAAAGTGGATGTTTCAGATAATGTGAGAGCGATGAGAAGATTAAAAACAGCAGCAGAAAAGGCTAAAATTACATTAAGTTGTTCATCAACAGCAAATGTGGAGATAGATAGTTTGGTAGATGGAAATGATTTTGTAACAATATTATCATTAGCGAAGTTTGAGAATATGATAGCACCATTATTAAAAAAAGCAATGAAGCCAATAGAAACGGTGTTAAAGGATGCTAAATTATCAAAAGATAAAGTAGATGAGATTGTATTGGTAGGTGGTTCAACACGTATTCCAAAATTGCAAAAAATGTTAAGTGAATATTTTAATGGAAAGACTTTATGTAAGAGTGTAAATCCAGACGAGGCAGTAGCTTATGGAGCAGGTGTACAGGCTGCAGTATTAAATGGAACCGATGATGCAAAATTAGATTCAATGGTATTATTAGATGTGGTATCATTATCATTGGGATTAGAAACAGCAGGAGGAATGATGACAGCATTAATACCAAGAGGAACAAACATTCCAACAAAGAAAACTCAAACATTTAGTACAGCGAGTGATAATCAACCTGGAGTAACAGTACAGGTATTTGAGGGGGAACGAGCGATGACAAGAGATAATAATAAGTTGGGTGAATTTAATTTGAGTGGAATTCCTCCAATGCCAAGAGGAATGCCTCAGATAGAAATTACATATGATGTAGATGTAAATGGTATTTTGAGTGTAAATGCAATAGAAAAATCATCAGGAAAGTCTGAAAAAATTAAAATTACAAATGATAGTAATAAATTATCAACTGAGGAGATAGAAAGAATGGTTGAAGAAGCGAAGAAATTTGAAGCAGAAGATGCAGAATTAAAGAAAAAGGTTGAAACAAAGAATGGATTAGAGAGTTATTGTTATCAGATGAAGCAATCAGTATTAGATAATGAAAAAATGAAGGAGAGTTTAGGAGATAATTATGAAATGATGGAGAAAGAGGTAAATGATGTATTAAGTTGGTTAGACGAGGGAGAACATAGTGTAGAAGAGATGGAAGCTAAAAAGAAGAGTTTGGAGGATAAATTTGTGCCATTATTCCAAGAAGCAGCAAAAGCTAGTGCAGAACCAACTGAAAGTGCAGAACCAACTGTAGAGGAACCAAAAGTAGAACCAGTGATAGAGGAGGTAGATTAGATAAATTAGTTTAATATTTTAGTAAATTTATAAAATAGAAAAAAATAAATTTTATTTTATAAATTAATGGAGTTATTACGTCAAGTTACAAAAAATGATTTTGTATCTGATTATGGTAATTATGCGAATAAATTTGCTTTAGTGAATACAGATGGTGGAATGAGTTTTCGTGGAATAGTGCCATATGTAGTATTATTTTTATTATTAATAGGACTAGTATTTTTGTTAGATAAATATAGAAAAATGGATAAAAAAGAGAAGGATAAGTTTAAGGGAAAAATATATTATTATGTATTTTTGTTTGGTGTAGTATTGTCAACAGTAGCTTTGTTAAGTGGAATAGCAAATAGTATAAGTTATAATGGTCAATTTAAAAAATGGTATGATAGTTTACCAGCGGGAGGAAGAAAAGATTATGATAGAATGAAAATGGTAGATATGATAACACAAAGTATGTTAGTAGATTAGTGAATAAAAAATAAAAATAATAATTCTTTTAATGGAGTATAATTTATTAGAAGAATCATTAAGTAAATATAAGGATTATAAAAATATATGTTTGTATCATTCAGTGTATGTGTGGTTAAAAGTGTATATAAAAATAGATTTGGATAAATATTTGGAGATAGTAGAAAAAGTGGTGGGAAAAGATATGTATAGTGATGTGGAGAATTTTTTGTTAACATGGGATAGAATAAGAGAATATTTGTTAGAAGTAGGAGATAAAAAAATAGTAAATAATTTGTTTTTGGGAATATTTGTGAAGAATAAAGATGATTTAAAAGCTAATTTAAAATCTTATGTAGATTTGGGTAGTATAAATAGTGAGAAGATTAAAAGTGGTAATTATAAATCTATAAAAATATATGATAGATTTGTAAAAAATAAGTATCCAGTATTATTATTAAATGATGATGAGCATTTTGAGCCAATAATAATAACAAAAATGAATTAAAGTTCTTGAGTATTTTTTTGGCAATAATATTCTATAATTTTTTTAGCAATTAAATTCCATTCTTTAGTTTTTGTTAAGAAATATCCATCACCAGTGAGTGGGTTATATAATAGAACTTTTTTGATGTTATTTTTGTTTTGTTGTTTATTAATAAAATAATACATAATAACTTGTAGAAGATGTTTAAGAGTTAAAATTTCACCCCATGATGTTTTAATTTCGATAATAAATTTGTCAGTGCACATATCCATTTCGCCAAAAATTCCTTGATAATTTAGTTTGGGATATATTTGTAAAGAATTAATTTTTTCTTTGTTAAAAAATTTGATAAAATCTTTAGCATATGTTTTCCAGATATCTTCATCAATATTTTCAAGATATTCTTTCCAAATATTATCTGAGCTAGTACCTCCAGATTTAATCCAAAAATGAGTAATATTTTTAAACCATTCAATAGAAAAGTCTTGATTATATCCATCAGAGATTTGATTTTTCCAAGTTTTATCATCAATTTCTATTTCATCAAAAGACATTCTGGTAACAAGAGCATCAAAAAATTTACCAATAATAAATGGTAAATAATGGCTTTGAAGATAAGCCGGAGTATCAAATTTTTTAGTAATATTAATTCTTTTAAATTTAATATTATCTAATAAATCTTTAATTTCAATATTACCTTTAGTGTATAAATATTTGGTAACTAATTTAGTGATATCTTTTGGGGGGAGAATATTTCTAGAATAAATTTTTCCAGTAAATAATTGTGATTTAATTTCAGATAGAAAAGGAGAAATTTCATCATCAATGTTCCATGGAGCACTAAGATAACTAGTCATAAATAATTCTTTTCTAGCACGACTACAAGCGACAAAAAACAATCTTCTTTCTTCTTCAATAGAATTATTTTCTTCAGTAAAGAAAGCAGAATGATAATGTGGAATTTCACTTCCACTTAAACCCATTAAAAAAACAACATCCCATTCTAAACCTTTAGAACCATGAAAACTATTAATTTCAAGATAATCTTCATCTTTATTTGGAGCTAAAGTTCTTTCAAGATAAATTTCTTCTAAAAATGTATTAAAACTTTTTGTATCTTTGAGGAACTGTGAAAGTGCTAAAAAGTCAGTTTCTCTTTCTTCAAGAGGGTAGTTATAATTAACACCAATTTCTTTAATATAATTAATAATTTCAATAGCTAAATCTTTTAGTGGGAAATCTTTTACTTTTTTCATAAATTCAGATAAATAAAAAAGTGGTTCATATTTTTTATCATATTGATATTTTTGTAATCCAGCAGGTAAATTATCTCCCATATCACTAATAATTTTATTAGTAGTTTTTATACCGATTTTGGTATGTAACATAAGAATTCTTTTCCAGTGAAAAGTTTGTTTTGGGTAGTAAAAGATAGTAAGAAAACTTAATAGATCTTTTACATGATTTCTGTCTAATAAACTAACACCGCCATTTTTGAGATATGGAATTTTTCTTCTAATTAAATCTGCTTCTAACATACTTAAGATTCTATTTTTTCTAGTTAAAATGGTTATTTTTTTAAGAGGGCATCCTAATTTTTGTTTTTCAACAATTTTATCAATAACATATTTTTTTTCTAATTTAGAATCTGAAAAAATTTTAATAATAGGTTTTTTGAAAGGTTTATTTTTAGCAATCATTTTAGTTTCAGGATTAAAAATACCATTACATAAAGTAACAATATCTTTACTAGAACGATAATTATATGGAAGAATAAAACGTTTGCAACCAGGGAAATCATCTTCAAATTTATTAATAAAAGTAACTTCACTACCTCTAAAAGAATAAATAGATTGTCTGGGATCACCAACAACCATAAGATGAATACCACGTTTATTTAATTCTTTTAAAATTTGATTTTGAATAGGATTTACATCTTGATATTCGTCAAAAAATAAATAATCAATTTGTTCTAATTTATTTAATTTATTTTCTTTTAATTTTAAATAAAATTGTGTCATAAGATCGTTAAAATCAATTAATTCCATACTATCTTTTTCTTTTTTGTAAGTTTCTAATAAAAGTTTAAAATCAGCAATATATTCTAGTAAACCATTTTTTTCACAAAAAGTTTTAATATTAACAGGATAACGTGTACTAGAAACTTGATAAGCCATATCTCCATATTTATCTAAAATAGGAAGAAGATTAGAATTAATTTTTTCTTGTTTTGTTAAAGATATCGAAATATCTTTGATTAATTTTTGTTCATCAGTTTGGTCTAATAAACTCAAACCGGATTTAAATAAACTGCTTAATTCACGATAAGCAAGACCATGAAAAGTACCAACAAAATATGGTTCTCCACCAGGAACTAGTGTTTTAATTTTTTCTCTTAATTCTTCTCCAGCTTTTTTAGTGAAAGTAATAATAATCATTTTTGGAAGTAAAAGTGGGTCTTCATCTACAAGTCTTTTAACACGACCTAAAAGAGTATGTGTTTTACCAGAACCAGGAAAAGCTTCAACTAAAATAACATCAGAGTTATCTTGAATAACTTCACGTTGATTTTTATCATAATTTTTCCATTTTATTTCTTCTTTCATCTTATGTAATTGTTTTTCTAATTTGTATATTTGTTGTTGGTGTTTGTTAATCTTTTCGATAATTTTATCCATACTATAAATTAATATTTTTATTTAACTTAAAAATATTAAATTACATTCTTAGCAACAGCACATTCTTAGCAACAGCACATTCTTAGCAACAGCACATTCTTAGCAACAGCACATTTTTTTAATTCTAGGTGATAATAGAATAAGATTGATAGAAGATTGTAAAATTTTTCTAAAATCGTCTTGTAATTCGTCAGGAATTAGATTATATTTTTCTATAATTCTAAGAGCTAAATTAGTTAATAATTCAGGAAGTTGGTTAAGTTTAACAGTAAATTTTTTAGATTTGTTGTATCCAAGAGTAACAAGGTGAATCATTTCAGGAACATCAGTAAGATCAATTTTACCATCTTTCATCATATTATCTAGAGAGTTTTTGATATCAATAGAGAATTTTTTATCATTAAGAATAAGAGTGGTAATTTCAGTTATTTTGTCAGTTGTAGACATATTATAGATATAAAAATAAAATAAATTTCTAGACTAAAAATTTATTTTATTATTTAATTTAATGTCAAAGTTAGAATTATTGTTAATAGTTTTTGGCTTTTTAATACTATTACATTTGTTAAATCAAAATAATGAAAAATTTACTTATGTAGATGATTTTAAAATGAGACCAGATGATTTTATGATAGAAAGTAATCATGGATTACCAGCAGCAGGAGATAGATTTGCTAATGAAGATTATGATTTAGCTAAAATAATGGATAATATTATTGAAAAAGAAGATGAAAATCAAGATCAAGGTTTAGCAGATTTTCAAAAAGATAATTTAGAATCTGTAAATATTCCTAATTATTATTTAACAGAAAGAGAAATTCCTTATGATGTTAAAAGACATGAATATAAATTAGAAAAAAATCCTAGAGATGTTATAAATAAAATGCAAGAAAATAATGAACCCGTTGAATTAAGAAAAGTATACAATGAAACTGTTAAGGATTATAAAAGAGATAATTTAAATAAAGTAGATGATTATAACTTAAAAGAATCAGCAAATACATTAATAAGTGTAGATCAAGCACCATTTTCATATTTAGATGAGACAAAGGTTCCAGATAGTAGTGATATTCAAGCATTAGATCCAATACAAAGTAGTTTTAGTAAATATTAAAGAGAGAATAATAATTTTGTTTAATGTTAGAGTTAATAGAAATAATAGGATATTGTGCAATGACAAGTGCGACATTAATATATTTTCCTTTAATATATAAAATAGTAAAGAGTAAATCAGTAGAGTCAATATCATATGTGTCATTATGTTTAGAGATAATAACAGATGTGTTATGGTTTATATATGCATTAGAGAATAAAATAAAACCTTTAATGTATTCAAGTATAATATTATTTTCGAGTGCTTTATTAGTAATATATTTTAAGTATAAATATAGAAAAAAAGAAAAAATTGAAAAAACTCAAGTAGAAGTGAAAGTATAAATAATAATGGCTAGCTACAAACATTTAACAAAAAAATATAGTGAAAACTATGGATGTTATAAGTTTGCTTATATAGTAAAACTAATAACAGATGGAACATTTTGTTCTTATGATTTGTATACCGATGGTCGAGTAGATGAGGATAATAAGTATACATTAAGTTCAGCACATGCATTTTGTGTAGATTCAAATGGAAAGATATTTGATATAAATGGAATTCAGGACAAATATGAATTTGTTGACAAATGGATTTCTGTACCAGAAGAGTGTATTGGTAAGAATATTGACGGACGCATATGGCCAGAGAAATTGGAATATAAGATAAAGAAATTTAATATGAAAGAGAGTATGTTCGAGTCATTATATCGAAAGGAGTCAGATATGTTAAGTGATGTGAGAGAGATTCGGGATATTTTGGATAGTTATTATCCAGATGGTTTTGATTAAATTTTTTTATATTGTGGTCATAATATGTTTCTCAATAGAGAAAAATTGATTTATGTAAATAAAGAATAAAATATAGTATATGTTAATGAAACAATATAGAGTAGGTAATGGAACAGCCAATATGGTATTTAAATATGATGCTAAAAAAGAGATTTTGTCAAATCTTTTTAGTAGTGTTAATCTTTCTAATTATAAATTTCAGATGTTAAATAGTGAGGAGCAATTGAAGAGATTAAAAATGGATGAGCATTTTGTATCACCAAATTTCAGGGGAAAAAGTTATTTGATATATTTTATGAAATATCGTGGAATAAATAAGAGTTTTGTGATAGATAGAAGAAAGTTAAAATATAATTTGAAAGATGTGGATTTGAAAACGTGTTTAATTTTGGATGTAAAAATAAAATGTGATGAAGAGTTATATAAGGAAACAGTATTAGATGGGAAGTTAATGACAATAAATAATAGAGGGGTATTTATATTAACAGATTGTTATAAATTATGTGGAAATAAATTTGATAGTAAAAAGTTGGATAAGAAATATGATGAATTAAATACAATGATATCATTAAAAATGGATAGTAAGCCATGTTATAATTTTGATATTAAAATAAATAAATTGTATAATTATAGTGATTTGAAGGATTTAGTAAAGAATGTAATTCCTGAATCTAGTTTACCAATAAGTGGAATTGTATTTTATCCAAAATATTCAGGAACAATTTATATTTTTAATGAAAGTGATAAAGCAAATACACAAGTAGTAAAAACAGGATTTAAAACAAATACAGTAAAATCAAACGATGAGAGTTATCATATAGTAAGAGATCTACCAAGTTATTTAAAATCACGTGTGTGTTTTGATGAAGAATTTATGAAAGATAAAAGACAAAAAGTATATTGGTTAAGAAAAACCGATATACCTGATGTTTATTATTTACAAAAAGAAAAAGAATCTGAGCAAATAGGAATAGCATTAGTTCCAAATTTAAAAATCTCATTTATGTTGAATGAAAAATTTAAAGATAATAGTATATTGGAATTTAATTGTTATTATGAAAAATTGTTTAAGAAATGGGTTCCCTATCAGATAAAATCTGATAAGTAAGCAAGATTTATCTTGGTTCCCTTTAAATCTGTGATTTAAAGTAAAGCATCAAAAATATATTTTTGACTTATAATTTTTTTATAAATTAAAAACGTTATTAAATAGATCATTAATAAGTTGTTCTGATATATCTAAATCTATTTCATAATCAAAATCTTGAAAGTGTCCAAATAAATCAAATTCTAAATCATAAAAATCTAAAAATACATCATCAATATCATTATTTAATTCGTCCATAATTAAATAATAATATAAAAAATTTTTATAATTCAACAACAATTGCAGTAACGTTATCAGTTGTACCTTTATTTAATGCTTCTTCACCTAATTCTTTAGCAGGATTTTTATTACCAATTTTATTTTTTAAAAAGTTTATAGCTGATTTAGAGGTAAAAACATCCCAAACACCATCACAAGCAACACATAATAATTTATCTTTTGGATTTAATCTATATCTATAAACTTGTGGGAGAGAAGAAACAAAAGGATGACTATCTTTATCACCAAAAGCTCTAGAAACAGCTAAATATTGAACTCTCCAAACACCTCCATCATTAACAATAGCTTCTTTACCACCAGGAATAGCTTCAATTCTTTTTCTTTCATCAGGAGTATTTGGTTGATGATCATGAGTTAATTGAATAGCTTCATCTTTTTTGTTTAATAAAACAGCACGTGAATCTCCAATATTAATAGCCCATAATAAAGTTCCTTTAGAATCTTTTCTAGTAACAATAATGCAACAAGTAGATCCGGAGGTATAAACAGCACGTGGATGATGTTTTTCAATTAAATCATTAAATTGTGAGAAGACTTTTTTGATGTGTTTAGTAGTGTATTCTGTATCAATAAAAAGTTTGTTATCTTTCTTAATAAAAAATTTGTAAAGATGATCTTTAGCGAATTTAGAAACTAATTTACCTCCATGTCCATCAAAGACAGCATAAATATTAATAGGATTTTGTTCTTTGGATGTTTCGTAATTCATATTAATGTAAATTAAATGTTCATCTTCATTAGATGGTCTTTTACCTTGAAGAGAAATGTAACTAGTTTTAACCATTAAAATATGATATAAAAAATATTTAGAGCGATTGTATTTTGACAGGTTTTTTCTTAAGATTAGGAGAAACATTTTGTAACATAAATTTAATTTCATTATTTTTGTCATTTTTTTTGCCATATGCTAGAGCAATTTCAACAAATTTAATTTGAAGATTTTTTTTAAGAATATGATTATCAATAAAAGTTTTAACTTCATCAATATCCTCTATAAAAAGATATTCTTCAATAATATTTTCTATAAGAATTTTATTAGAGATTTTTGGTTTTTCTTTATCATTTAGTCTAGATTTAATTTTAGATTTATTAATTTTAAAAAGTTTAGGAGTATGTTCTTGATTTAGAAGTTCTTTAAAAAGTGTTTGAAATCTTAAATTGTGTTTTGATAAATCTAAAGTTTTAATATAATCATAATCTTTGTAAAGTAATTGAAATTCGTATAAAAATGAAATATTATCTTTTGTATTTAAAGTAGGGTAAATAACATTTTTAATAATATTATTTTGAATAATATTATTTTTAATTAAATAATATATTAATTTTGTGTTATTATTTTTATATGTTTGTAAATAATTGTTTTTTTCTTTATCATTTAGATCAGAGGGTATTTTAATATTTTTTTGAATAATACTTTCAAGTAAAACTTTTTTATTTTCAAAATCCATTAAAAATTTAGATTCTACTAAATTAATTAAAAAACTAAAATCAAATTTTGTTTTAGAATAATATGCTTGAATTAATTCTTTATAAAATAACAAATAATATTCCACAAATTTATCATCAGATAACATTTTAACAAAAAATTCAATAGTTAAATTTTCAAAAGAACTATCTTCTAAATAATTGTTTTTAAGAAAAGTTTTTAAATGAATTTCATAATTTTCATTATTAATTTTATTAAGTATTAAACTAATTGGACTTTGAAATTTTTTTAAATTTTTATGTTTTTTAACATTATTTTTAATTTTTTTATTAAATAATAATATTTTATCTGAAGTTTTAGATTTAAAACTAAAAAATACATCAAGAGGTATAACTGACATTAATTATAATAATTATTTATCTTTATAATTATTATAAAAAAATAAAATTGGAATTCACTATTATAATTTTATAAAAAAATAAAATTGGAATTCACTATTATAATTTTATAAAAAAATAAAATTGGAATTCTTAATAAAAAAGAAGCCTTTATTTTCGATAATTCCAAATGTTTGTACAAAATGTTGTATAACATCTTCTTCTGTTTCTTCTACTATTGAAACAAAATGACCTTTTACTAAAATATCAATACGTCTACTTCCATCAGGATTAAATTGACTAGAATCAATATTAATTTTACTTTCACAAAAGCTATTGTGAAATGCAATAATAGATTCATTGTCTAGATGTTCGCCATTAACATTATAAAATGTTTTTGGTGTAAAAATTCCAGAAGAAAAAAGTTCGTCTAAATTTTCCATCCATTTTGTATAATAATATTCAATAAAATCATTTGTAATTTTATTAAGATCAGCTTTATTTGTTAGTTGGTCTCCAGAACTCATATAATATAATTATTATTAATTTTTAGACAAATTCTTCAATTTTTTTTTTCTAAATTATTTTATATGAGAAAGTTTAAAAGACTTATTAAGAAAAAACCTATAATTTTAGTTTTAATAATAGCAATAATAATTGCTATTATAGTTGGAGTATATTGGTTTTTTATTAGAGATGAAGCAGAAGAAGAAGCAGAAGAAGAAGCAGAAGAAGAAGCAGAAGCAGAAGCAGAAGCAGAAGCAGAATCAATTGATGGTTCTACATTAATACCAATAGAAGTAGAACCTGCAATACTAATTCAAGGAGAACCTGAAGCAGATCCAGAAACAACACCAGATCCAGAAACAACACCAGCTGATTTAGAACTCACAGAATGGACAGGAATTAAAGCTAATGAAGGCCAACAAATGACATGTGATGGTATAATATATTATGGAAGAAATAAAGATGAAAATGGAAATGATATAACAGATTTGAATAAATTAAAAGAATATTCATATGGAATGGTAGTATCAAGTGGAGAGAAAACATGTAATGCAGATACAATGGGAAGTGATCCTTTACCTAATGTAGAAAAACAATGTATGTGTTTAGCGGAAACTAGTACAACAGAGGCATTTGGAAATGTAAATATGGTTTTATATAGAAATAGAATATTGAGAGGATTGAGATGATTGAGATGATTTTAATAAATTTTAATTTATGATATAGATTATAAATTAAAATTATTCAATAAGAGCATGTTCAAGAACTTGAGAGAAATGAGAAACAGGAATAACAACAAAATCATCATTTTCGGGGGATATTCCTTCAAGTCTGAGTCTTTTTAAATCTTGTTCATTTTCTTGAGGAATAAGAACTTTGGTAGCACCAGCTCTTTTAGCGCCTAATAATTTAGCACCTAAACCTCCAATAGCGGTAACGTTTTGTAATAAATCAATTTCTCCGGTCATAGCAACTTTGTTATTAACTTTTTTGTCAGTAAGAATGGAATAGAAAGCAAGAGTAATAGCAGCACCAGCACTAGGTCCATCTTTAGGAACAGCAGCTTCAGGTGTATGAATATGTAAACCGAATTTATCTTCTTGATTAATAAGTTCTTTTTGTTTTTCGAATGATAATAAACCGAAAGCGATTTTAAATGCATAATTAACAGATTCTTTCATAACGTCACCTTGTTTGCCAGTCATAGAGATATCTAAATTTTTTTCACTAGGATGTTTAAGAACTTGAATAACGGTAAGGCCACCAATACCAGCAGTAGTAGCATACAAGCCGTTAACTAAACCAGATTTGGGTTCATGATGAATGGTTTTAACTCTCATTTTAGGTTTTTTGTTAAAAAGATTTTCGATAAATGATTTTTCGACAGTATATGGTATGGAAAAAGAGTCATTTTGGTGTATTTTTCTGAGATTAATTTCTCTAATAATTTCGTAATATTTCTCTTTTAATTTTCTGACACCAGCTTCAAAAGTGTATGTTTCAATAAGATATGTAATAATATCATCAGAGAATATAATTTCTTCAATACCAAAACCAATTTCTTTGAGTATTTCAGGAACAACAAAATTTTTGCTAATAGTAATTTTTTCAGGTAAAGTGAGAGGGTGTGTATCAATAATAGTAATTCTATCTTTAAGAATAGGATCAATTAAATCAACATCATTAAAAGAAAATACAATAAGTGCTTTAGATAAATCAAATTTGATACCAGCGAAATATTTATCTTCAAATTCGTGATTTTGTGTAGAGTCAGTTAAATGTGTAAGAATAGAAATAATTTCTTTACCATATTCTGTTCTAGAAACTTTATCAATTTCATCAATAAAAATAATAGGATTCATACATTTAGTAGTCATAAGAATATCAACAATACGACCCCATGTAGAACCAACATATGTAAAATTATGGCCAACAAGTGTACTACCATTAGAACTGCCACCAATTGGTAAGAAAGCAAAAGGTCTAGAAGTACCATCAGCATCTTTAAGACATTTAGATAAACCTTTAACAGCTAAAGAGGTTTTACCAGTACCAGGAGGTCCTTGTAAACCTAAAACAGCACCTTTAACATTACCATTAATCCATTGACCAATAACTCTTTCAATTTGTGTTTTAGCATCATCATGTCCATAAACTGCTTCATCTAAAACTTGTCTAACTGAACCTAAATAGTTTTGACTATCAGTTTTAAATTTTGTCCATGAATCTAACATAGAATTATTTTTATGTATTTTAAGTAAATTAGTAATTTCATGTTCACTAGATATATTAACAGAATATTTTTTATTAATTTTTTGTATAAAATCTTGTTTAAAAGTAAGAATAGGACTTTCTCTGTAGGTACCAAAAGGAACTTTGAGTAAACCATCTAACCAAGTAGCAGCCTTTGAGTCACCTTGGAAGTTAGTTTTAATAGATTTAAGTTTTTCCATAGCTTTGAATTTAACAGTTTCATCAGTATTCATAAGAGTAATTCTTTTTTCGTAAGGTATGTCACTTTCAGTAATTTTGTTAAGTTTTTCTTCTTCTTGTTCTTGTAAAGTTAATTGTAAATCTAATTTATTTCTAATAATAATAGGTAAACCATTGAGTAATTCTTGAGCCAAATTAGTTTTAGATTGTTGTTTAAGTGTATCAAAAAGAGTAGCAGCTAAATTATTATCAGAAAGTAGAAGACATAATAATATATCTTTTTTTCTAGTTTTGGATGCTAATAAGAAATCGTTAATAAGAACTAATAGAGGTTTAGATGATAAGTTTTTGTAATCATTATATTCAAGAGATAATTTTGATGATATATCTGAAGGAGACAGAGTTAAGATATCTTTGAGTGATAATATTTCTAGAAAGTTATTTCTAAAGGAAGTTGGAATAGTAATGTTATTGTAATTAATTTCTTTTTTAATAATACTAAGTTTAGTAGAAATAACAGGATGATCTTTCATAAGTGATAAAATATCATCTTGAAGGTATCCTTGAATAGCGATATATTTGTGATAGTATTTTATGTATATAATAATACCATTAAGTTCTTCTAACATTGAGTTAGCACGAGTATTTCTACTATAGAAAATTTTATTTTTATTTGAGACTTTAATAAGTAAATCTTGTCTAGTAAAATGGTTTTTTCTGTATGAATTCTTGTTATTTTTATTTTTTGATAATTTTTTGATAATACTAGTAATTTTATTTGTATTAGATTCTGTACCTAAAATAGTAGCTAAAATACTAGATTCAGTTTTAGATTGAACAATTTCAGTAGAAGTAGCATCATCAGGTATAATTTCAATAGGTAAATTATGTAATTCAGAATCCCAAACCATAATAGGTTTAAATAATTTGTTTATGAAATCCATATCAAACGTATCATAATTAAGATTAAAATAAGAATCTTTTGTAAGATATTCCATTAAATCATGAAAGTTATCTGGTGTTATATGATTTAAACATTCTTTTAATTTTTTGTCAATAGAATATAATTTGTTATTAATATTTTTTAAGTTGTTTTTGAATGTCATAATTTTAGGAATACTTTTAAGTGCTATTATATTTTTTTTAATTTTATTTAGAACCAAATTATAATGTCCAGGTGTATCAACAAAAACTTTTTTATTTTGTAATGACGACAAATTTATAAGCATTTTAAGAGCCATATTTTTAATATCACTAAACAATTTATAATTATTTTTTTTGAGTAGTTTAAGCACTCTAAAACGCAGTTGTATTATGGTAATACTTTGAATAACAAAAGGACTATATTTATTCATTAAATAACTATATATTTTATTTAAAATTTAACCTAATCTTGAAAAAAAATTGATTAAAATGATTTAAAATATATATTATTTAAGTATTATGGATATTAAAAATCAACCTACATTAAATATTGGTTGTTTGGGAAGTGTATCTCACGGGAAATCAACAATGGTAAAATTATTGAGTGGTAAATCAACCCAACAACATAGCAAAGAGAAAGTTCGTAATATTACAATGAAAGTTGGATATGCGAATTGTAAGATATATGAAGATGAAGAAGAATATAATTTAGAGGGAAAGGGTAAATTGGTAAATCATGTGTCATTTGTGGATTGTCCAGGTCATCATGAGTTAATTGAGGTAATGATGTCTGGAGCGAATCTAATGGATTATGGGATAGTGGTAGTAGCTGGAAATCAGAGTATAGAACATCAACCTCAATTGCGACAACATATTTTGACAGCAAAAATAGTTGGATTAAAAAAGTTAATATTTGTGTTAAATAAGATAGATTTGATAACAAGAACTTTAGCTCAAGAGAGAAAATATCAGTTAGAGGAATATTTAAAGGAATTTGGAATAGAAGATCCAGTAATTATTCCAATGGCATTAACATATGGTATAAATAAGGAGTATTTGTTAAGTGCAATAATGAAGGAATTTACATATGATGCAATAGATCGTGAAAGTAGTAAAAATGTATTTGTGATAAGTAGAAGTTTTGATATAAATAAACCTGGAATAAATGTAAAACAAATGAAAGGAGGAGTAGTTGGAGGTAGTTTGTTAGAAGGAGAATTAAAAGTAGATGATGAAGTAGTAATAAGTCCAGGCCAAATGAAATATGATAAAAGTAAAAATGATTGGTATGTGAAGCCTCATAAAACAAAAATTGTTTCATTAAAATCAGAAAATAATTGTTTAGATAATGTTTGTTGTGGGGGATTAACAGCAGTAGGATTAGAAATTGATCCATATTTTACAGAAACAGATAAGTTAAAAGGAAATGTTTTGCATAAGGGAGATGATATTAAAATTTTTAGTGAAATCAAATGTGATTTAGAAAATATTAAACCTTTAGTAAAAAATAATATTTATCAATTACAAATAGGATGTAATACTGTTAATGGAAAATTATTAGATTCTGATAAATTAAAATATTTTGAGTTAAATAAACCAGTTTGTTGTAATTTGAGTGATAAGATTTTAATTTGTAATAAAGAAGATAAAACTATTGAAATTATAAGTTATGGTAAAATTGTATCAGGTAAGAAAGTAAACATAGTAAATTAAATATTAAGTTAAATAGATTTTTTTAATATATATCAATGGAATATATTAAAAGTAAGCTATTAGAATTAGGTTGGACTGATGAGTTCAAGAGTATATTAAAACATAATCATGTGCATTATAAGGAGGATACAGAGAGTGATTTGGTGATTTTGTTTAATAATTATAGTGATTTGTATCAATCAAAGGTAAATCAGTATATGAGATCTGTTGTAGTATCTAGGGATAAAAAGGAGATAGTAAATTTTTCGTGTGCAACACCATATGCAAATTTGGATGGTTTGGATTATATGTGTAGACATAATGAGGATAAATATGAAATAACTGAATGTTATGAGGGAACATATGTATCATTATTTTGTTATGAAGATAAATGGTATATGTCAACAAGAAAGTGTTTAGATGCGAAAGAGTCAAAATATAAGGAACAAAGTTATTATGATATGTTTTGTGATGTGATAAAACAGGATGATTATAGTTTTGAGAGTTTTATTGAGAAACTAGATAAGAGTTTGAGTTATAATTTTATTTTATTGGATAGTAGAAATGTAAATATTGTGGATTATAGTTATTTGTATGGTGAAAATTATAAGAAACTAATGTTTGTGGAGAGTAGAAACAAAGATATGAAGAGAGTAGAAAGTGATTTTAGTATGTATAGTGAAAATATTTTGGGAGTAAAAAAGATAGATCATATTTCATATTTGGATAGATATAACGAGTTAAATAAGTGGTCAGTGCCAGCAAAATCCGAGGGTATAATTTTAAGATATGAGAATGATGTATTAATTAAATTTAATAGTTTGGATTATAAATTTGCTAAATCTATTGGTAGTGAAGAGAATATGTATTTGGGATTGTTAAAGATGTATCAATTAGATAAGTTGGTAGAATATATTGAACATAATGGAAATAAGGAGAAATTTGAGAAGATGATAAATCCGAATAATACAAGTGAATCATTTCATACAGTAGGAATAGTGAATAGTGTATTTAGAACATTAACAACAGAATTATTTGGTTTGTATAATATTTTGTATAAAAAAGATGGAACACCAAACGATAAGTTATTTTATAAAATAATACTAAATGAGTATAAATATTTTATGTTTAAGATAAGAGGAATTAATTTCAAGAAAAATAATTATGGGAAGGAGGTAAGTGAAAGGGATGTATATTATTTGTTGAAGAATACTGATATAGAGAATATAAGTGAATTGTTAAGAGCGAGAAAATTGATGAATAATTTGGTATATAATAATAAGTTTAATGAAAATATGAAGAAATTTAGAGGAATAAGTAAAGGTGTAGATAAATTAAATTTCAAGTTAATTGGAATTTTTACATCAAAAATTTATCCTGAATTAATGGATAAGGATTATCCAGAAGGGATTGTTTTAGAATAAGAAAAAAAATGTCTAGCAGTCTTTTTTCTTACAGAAAAAAATGAATGTTATGATTTAAATAGAATTTATTATTATTTTTATAATGAGTAAAAATAATAGTAAAAAACAAAATAAAAAAAGAGAAATAAAAGAAATAAAACAAAATAAAAAAGAGATAGATGGTATTGAGTGTTATTATGATAAAATGTCAGAGATACCAGTAGATAATGTAATAGTAAAGAATTTAACTTTAATAAATCATGGAAAAACATTAATAGAAAAAAGTGATATGAATTTATTAAAGGGTAATAGATATGGTTTAGTTGGTCCAAATGGTTGTGGGAAGACAACATTATTGAAATGTTTATTAAAACGTATAATACCGGTAGATAAAAAATTAAATATAGTGGAAGTAGAACAGACATTTGAAACAAGTGTTGAAAATGTATATAATACTGTATTAAAAATGAATAGTGAATTATATAATGTAATGTCACAAAGTAAAGAATTAGAAATAAAAGAAGAGATGACAGATGAAGAGTTAGATAAATATAATGAACTAAGTGAAAAGTTAGATGAATTAGATGTAAATAGTAATGATTCAAAAATTAGAAAAGTATTAAAAGGATTAGGTTTTAGTGATGAAGATATGTTAAAGCCAACAAATGCATTTTCCGGAGGTTGGCAGAGAAGAATAGCATTAGCAAAAGTTTTGTATTTGAATCCTGATGTATTATTATTAGATGAACCAACAAATCATTTAGATTTGGAGTCAGTAATATGGTTAGGAGATTTTTTGAGTGAATATAAAGGAATAATGATGGTAATATCTCATTCAGCAGATTTTGTTGATATAGTATGTAATCGTACATTATTTGTATTAGATAGAAAGTTAAAAGATGTAAAAGGGAATTATACAAATGGAAAAAGACTATTAGAAAAAGAGCGTAAAAAATTGGATAAAGATTATGAGAAGTTGGAAAAGAAAATAAGATCAACAAAAAATCTAACAAAAAAGTTAAAACAGGAAATGATAGAGAAAGCAAATTTACTAGAACGTGTAAAGAGATATGTTGTAAGATATCCAAAATATGAGAGTTTAGAGATAAAAGGTGATTTGTTAAAAATGGAAAATGTATCTTTTAATTATGATGATTGTGATGAAAAAATGATAATAAAAAATATGGATTTTACAATAAAAATGGGAGAGAGATATACATTAGTGGGTCGTAATGGTGTAGGAAAAACAACATTTTTAAAATTAATATTAGGAAAAGAGAGGCCAAAAGATGGCTATATAATAAAACATGGTGCATTAAGGATAGGATATTATCATCAGCATTTTGATAAAATGTTACCAGAAGATGAAACAGCAATAGATTATTTGTTAAAATATATGAGTGATGATTTTGATTTTAAAGGTGGAGAATTAGGACCAATAAGATCAATTCGGGAGTATATGGGAAGATTAAAATTAGATGGTCGTGCTCAAACTCAAAAAATGGGTACATTATCGGGAGGACAAAAAGCGAAAATAGCTTGGTTAGCGATGATTTTTATGAAGCCTCATTTAATATTGTTAGATGAGCCTACAAATCATTTAGATATACCAGCAATCGAGTCAATGATGGAGTCATTAGATGAATATAATGGTAGTTTGTTGTTAGTGTCACATGATCCAACATTGGTGAGGGGATTGGATACAGAATTATTGGTAATGGATAATGGAAAATTTATGAGAAGAATGGATTATGAGGATTATGTGGAGTATGTTGAGTATATTGAGAATGTGGAGAGTATGTAATTATTTTCTTTTATTTTTGTATGAATTAACATTAATGTTATTTTTGTTAGTTTTTATATCTTCAATATCTTTGTATTGTTGTGTTTTTTCTTTACCTGGAATAAAGTTATCGACAACAGGTCTTTTGATAGTTTTGTTAAGCCAGTAATTGATGTTATTAGTTTTTTGGTCAAACATTTCTATACAATTAAAATATGCAAAAACTTCTTTACCGGTAATTGGTGTTAGAAGTTCAGAAGAAACAAGAGTTGGAACTTTGGTAATTTGTGGAGGTAGAGTGGTAGCAGTATCAACACATATTTTTTTGATATTTCTGAAATCATCATGATTTTCTTTGTATGAGAAAAGTTTGTTGCAATGTTTGCAGAAGGTTGAATAGAATAATATTTTCATTATTATAAAAAAAAATATATTTTTAATAATGTATTTTACTATTAAAAATGTTATATTAAAATTAACTCTTGAAAAAAGATATTATATAATTTCGCAATAAAAAATAGTATTTTAAAAAGTTATTAAAATTAAGTTATTACTAAAAAAATTGATTAAAAGATGTTTTAATAATATATTTAATAATAATATGCAGATTAAGAAGTTGAGTCATGAAAAAACTAAAATGAATTCTAGATTAGAATTTGAGATGTCAGGATCTGAAATAGATTATGTAGTAACAAATACAATTAGAAGAACTATACTTTCTGAGATTCCAATAATGGTATTTTATGAAATTGATATAACAGAAAATACATCAGTATTTAATAATAATCAATTAAGATTATATATTAGAAATATTCCTGTTGTTGGAGTGAAAAATGTTCCTTTGAGTTATAGAAAAAAGAAAGATAAAGTAGATGAAGCAGAAGAAGACGAAGATTTAGATGATTTAATTGGAGGTGAAGTAGAAATTGTAGAAGAAAAAGAAGAAGTGGAATCAAGTTCTTTAGAAAATTTAACAATGTATTTGGAATATGTTAATGACAGTTCAGAAATAAAGTCAGTAACAACAGAAGATGCTAAATTTTATTATATTGGTAATGAAATAAAAAATCCGTATCCAAATCCAGTAATTTTGATTAAATTGCAACCAAAACAAAAAATTAAGTTATCAGCAAAAACAAGATTGTCAGTAGAAAAAGAGGATGGAAAACATTCACATACAGCAATTTGTGCTTATAATGAGTTGGATAAAAATAAGTTTAAGTTTTTCTTGGAAAGTAGAGGTCAGTTAGAAGAAAAAGAATTATTAATAAGAGCATGTGAAGTAATAAATAAGAAATTAAGAAAAATGTCTAAGATTTTTCCAGAAATGAAATTAAAGGATGGGGAAATAAAAATCCCAAAAGAATCTCATACAGTCGGAAATTTGATTTCACATGGTTTGTATGGATTAAAAGAGTGTGAATATGCGACATATTATCAGAAACATATGTTAGATAATGAAGTATTTATTAGATTTGGGTTTGATAAGGAAACAGAAGTAAAAAATAAAGTTGAAAAAGTTATTAAGGAATATAGAGAATTATTTGAGAAAATAAAAAAATCATTTGAGAAATTATAAATTAATTTATTTTATTTCATAATTATAATGAGTAATAATAATTACGAAAGTAATGATTATGATTACGAAAGTAAATATTTGAAATACCCTACTTCAGATAATTACGAAAGTAAATATTTGAAGTACAAAAATAAGTATTTAGCTTTAAAAAAATTACAAAGTCAAAAAGGTGGTGCTCCTACTGATATAATTGGTACTGTAGAAGCTATAACAGAAACAGATAATACTTATATAAAATTATATAATTCAGTTACAGAAAAAGCTAGTAAATTATTAGAAAGTATTACTTCAACATCAAGTAGTTTAGTAGAAGGAGCAAAAGAGAAAATAGCTGAATTAATGATAAATTTAACAGCTATTAAAAATTATATTGAAACAAAAATGCAAGTATTGAAAATAGATAAGGCTTTAGAAACAGTTTTAGAGGGAACAAAAAATTTATTAAAAAAATTGGGAAGTGTATTAGTAAGAAAGGATGTAAAATCATTATAAATCTACTTTAATATCTTTTGTTTTAAGAGAAGATAATTCAGTAGTTTCTTCAATATCTTCAGTAGATTGATATCTTTTTGGTATATGAATAAAGGAAACATATTTAGATTGTTTTTCTTTAATAGTACCATCTTTATCTTTTTTGTAATCATAAATATTAATAAAAATTTCTTTATCATCTTGAAGTGGAATAAGAAGGTGAGGGGTATTTTCTGTATAAGAATTTATTTCACCTTGAAAACAGTAACCATTATTTCCGTAAATTTCAATAATAAGTTTAGGACTATTTTCATCTTTAGGTAAAACTAGTGCTAAATAATTGTTAACAAAATTGATATCTTTTTTTGTTCTGGCAAGTGTTTTAGGATTAAGTCCATCAATAGATTCTGTAATTTTTCTTTGTGTAAAAAAGTGTGAAATTTGACGAGTTTTTTTACTAGTATCAAATATATTACCATAAGCCTGGTCTAAATCAGCCATTATGTTATAAAACTAATATTCTTTATATTAAAAAATTTATAGAAGTAAAAAAGTTGATTATTGAATATATATAAAATAATTATTTAATAATATGGATAAATATTATGTATTTACAGATGGAGCATCAAAAAACAATCAATCAAAAGATAGAAAGGGAAGTTATGCAGTTTATTTTCCAGAGAATCCAGAATTAAATATATCAAAAGTTTTGGAAGGAAAACAAACAAATAATGCTGGAGAGTTATCAGCAATATATTATGGTATAATTAAGTTAGTAACAAATGTAAATGTAGAAAAAGAAATAGTTGTAATTTCAGATTCGATGTATAGTATAAATTGTATTACAAAATGGAGTAAAAATTGGGAAAAAAATAATTGGAAAAAAAGTGATGGAAAAGAAATACAAAATAAAAGTTTAATTAAAAAAATTTATTATTTAGTAAAAAATCTAAATATTAAATTTCAACACCAAAAAGCTCATAAAACATCTCCTAAAGATAAAGATTCTATTGAATACTTTTTATGGAAAGGTAATTTTATGGCTGACCAATTAGCTAATGAAGCTTTGGGTTATTAAATAATACTTTAGGTTCTTTTAAGTTTTAAAAGTAGATACTTATTTTTATATTTCATATATTTTTTGTAATATTTCTTTTCTTCTATTAATTTATTAAATTCTTCAGTTAATTCATTATATCTTTTTAAAACAGAATCTTTATGTTCTAAATCAGAGACTTTTAATTTTTCAATCCAAGCTTCTGCTTCTGTAGGTGATAATCTTAATAATAATCTAACTGTTCCTTCCAAATTATTCATTTCATCTAAAATAAGTCTTCTTTGTTTTTCTATTGAAGTTTCACCAATTTCTTCTTCTTTACTTTCTGAAGATTTAGATTTACTTAATTCAGTATTACACATTATACATTTAGGTGCTTTTAATGTATTTTCAAATGTACAAGAAGGACAAGTAACACATGTTGGTGAAGTAGATTTAGAAGCAGATTTTGTATCAGAAATATTTTCTAAAATTAATTCGAGAAGAGATTTTGTATCGTATTCTTCTGTATTAATATCATTATTAATAAATGAATAGTAATGTCCTTTAGATTTAAATAAATAAATAGTAGTAGTACTACCTTCATAAGTTCTATAATACATTGTAGGATTATTATTTTCATTTGTATATATATGAATATTTATTTGTAATAAATTAATAAGCCATAAAATCATAATTTCTTCAGCAAATTCAAATGAACAAATATCTGTTCTGAGAGTATTTCCTGTAGAATAATTAATTTTTAATGTAATAGGATCAGTTGTTGCTTGTAAACATAAAAAATCTTTAAATTCTTTAGAATATAAAATTGTTTTACCATCTAGATTTACAAAACTATCTAATTTATATTTACTAATTTTTTTCTCACCTACTATAAAATTAGGATAATTAAAATATAATGAAACAAAAACAGCATAGAAAAAACATTTACCATCTCCAAGAACATTTACAGATTGCAATTGTTCATTTAAATCTTTAAATATTTGTTCTGAATCTGATACTGTTAATCCTTTTATTTTATCATATACATGTGGATTGGCATCACCACCAACAATGTCTTCGCGATCTTTTTCTTCATCTGCACCACCAGCTCCACCACCAGCTTCACTACCAGCTTCACCACCAGCTCCACCTCGTCCTGTAGATTCTTCAGAAGCTAATTTAGCAGCAAGTTCAGCATCTCTTT